GTGTTGACCAGCAGGCGAGCGATGGGCACTTGCTTGGTGGTGCTGTACACCAGGCTCCAGGAAGCGGTGTCGGCCAAGTTGCCGGTGGTGGCAGCGTTGGTCGGGTTGTCGCCAGCCACGTTCCACTTGGTGCCGGTCACGTGGTAACCGTAGTGGTAATCGACAGCCAGGATGTCCTGCATCGACAGGATGTTGCGGTCTGCAGCGAGACGCAGATCCTGTTGGATACCTTCGGAAACAACACCACTCTGGAAGAGGTACACGGGGTACTTCTTGGCATGGGTCGAGGTGCCACCGGTCAATGCGACCAGTTGGTCGTCGATCACCACGCGGAGACCAGCGAAGGTCGCCACTTCGGTTTGAGCGACGCCCACACCGCCACCGCCCCACACAACGGCGCCAGCTGCAGACAAAGCAGAAGTGCTGAAGGTCAGCATTCCGATTTGCTGGAGGTAATACGCAACGTTGGAGTGCATTGCGATGGAGTCGAGGTTGTCGCCTCGCTCACCCAGAACTGCCTTGGCGGCCACCACGTTGGCGACGTTCAAGAAGTTGGCCTCGGTCATCGAACCGGGCACACCAGCAAAGGATTTGTTGGTCTGGTTGGGACCAAGCACGCCGGCGCCGCTAATACCACCGAACAGACCCAGCAGCTGAGCAGCCAGAGTGGCGGTCTTCAGCTTGTTGATGGCGGCGGTGAGTTGGTTGCGGACGTGGCTCAGAGGATCGGCACCAGAACCCAGCTTGCTGAGGTCGTCGGCGGCGTAGGCAAAACCGCGATGCAGAATCGTCATAATCTGCTCGTCGGCAGTGACGTTCTGAGCGGTCAGATAACCCAGACCACCGTTCCAAGTAGAGGTGGAAAGGATTTGGGTCTCGGTAGGAGCAATGGGATCGAAGAAAGGCACGCGAACGCGGGTGCCGCCGGCACGAGCATCAAGTGCAGCGTTGCGCTGAATGATGCCGCTTTGTACCCACTTCGATTGCTCGAAAATACCTTCAGCGGTGTACTGAAGAAACTCGGGACGAGTTACAAGGTTCGAGAGAAAAGTTCCCCCGAAGTTGCTGTTAGAAGCAGACATTGGGTAGCTCCAGTGGAGTCAAGGTTGGGGAGGTTGCCCCACAGGGGCTAAATACCGGCTTCGGCTTTTAACAACCTGGCTTTGTCGGGGTCGCTGTTTAACATCATCATTTGCTGAGTGACGTTCCAGCCTTCCTTGGACCAGGGGTTAGCTTGGCCGGGTAGGGAGGTATTGCGGGCACTACCCGTAACACCCATTCCGGCGCGATTCGTAGCTGCAAAGTGATGCTCGTAACCGCTGCCGGGGTTTTTCAAGTTGGTGATGTATTCACCAACTGGAACTTCCACGCCTCCAACAACAGCCACAGGCTGTCCATCTTTAGCGCGTAGGTTCTCCTGAAGTAAACGATACAGCTGATCGGGTGCCAGTGCACCGGCTTGGGAAAGTTGTGCGATCGCCGCAGATTTCACCTGCTCTTGTGTAAATCCTTGACGGATTTGTTCGACTTCAGATTCTTTTGCCGCAAGTTGTTGTTTAAGCTCGGCAACCGTCTCTTGTGCTTGTTCCCAGAGAGTTTTGAACTCGCCGGACTCAGCTAACTTTGCCGTTTTTGCTGATTCCTGCGCCACGCGCAGGTCCTCGATCTGTTTTTGAAGGGTTTCGCGGTTTTCGCGGTCTTTACGGCGTTCGGCAATCAACTCTTGGTTTTTCGCACGAAGCGCTTCGAGTTGTACGGCCAGATCGGAGCTTTCAGCCACAGGCTGAGGTGCAACAGGCTCCACAGGAGTAACTGCTGCTTGCTGTTCTTCAGGCACAGTTGTGTATTACTTGGACGTCTCTAGATTAGCAGTTAAGAATTGGGGTCCTGATTGGAGGTTTCTTCCTCTACCGCTGAAGGGGTTTCGACGATCTCTGTGGCCATGCGGCCGACCGCTTCCATCTCGTCTTCGATGTTCACGGTGTCGGGCAGAATTTCGCCGCGACGCAGGATTTCCAGCAGCATCGCATCGCTGATCTTGCCCATTTGATTCAGCTGCGCCAGTACAGAAACGTCTTGGCCGATCAGGCGGTAATAGTCGAAGTCGCGGTCGATCTTGATTTCCGGTGGTTCCATGCCCACGTATTGCGCGGCAAAGCTGAACGCCTGGTTTAGTGCGCTTTCCAGTTCTTGGCTGATGATGGACAACACGCTGTTGGATTGGGCTTGGTCGATGCGTTTTGCCTCGGCAGACTCGGCGACAAACTTCTGCCCGAACAGTTTGGTGACGCCAAGCGTAGACATCTGGCTTTCCAACGACTGCAGTTCGGCCATTTGCGCGTCGAAGCTTGTGGCGTCTGCTTGCACGTAATACGCCTTGTTGCCCGGTTGCATGGCAATGGCGTAGTTGACGCCCATCGTTGCTGAACCAGTCGTGTCGTCCCAGCCCTCTAAAACGAGGGTGGGCATAGCGGCAATGTGGAGAGCGTGGATAAGGTCCGCTTGGCGTTGGTAGTGCGTGATATTTAGATTGGCAATGTCCAGCAGTGGGGGTTGGGATACCAGCAGACCCCGACGGTTGCTGTAGATCGGTACTAGAGGGATCTCGCTGAGGCTGTAGCCGCCGGTGGCGGTGAACTCCACCAGCTCTTGGCCAAGGGTGTAAAGGTCGTAGCGGCCGGGGTAGATGACGCGCATTTCCTCGACTTGTTCTTCGCCGAACTCGTTGAGAGGGCGGACGTCGTAGTCGTGGATGCGAACCTGTAACAGGCGGTTTGTGCCGGGTTCCTTGCGCCAGCCCCAGATTTGTGGGGCATCGACATGTACGAAATAGGGGCGGCGGCCCATGGCACGTTCCTCCGCCAGATTGCGAGCTTCGCTCGCTGCCGGATAATCCACCAAAATGGCGCTGTGGCCGTAGGTAAGACTGCTTACTAATGCGCGGCGTGCATATTCGTTGATGTTCGAGCCAAGGCCGTCGATGTTTTCGGCAAGCTCCAGCCAGTACGGGTCGCCTTCGATGTGGATGGGTTTGCGCAGAATGGCGCCGGCGGCAGTCTCGATTAAACGGCTGGTGTAAGGGCTAAGAACGCTGCGGTCGACGCGGGTTTGGTAGGCGTCGTCGTCCTCACGAGGTTCCTGAGGGAGATAAGTCTCGCTCATGTCCCGCAGGTAGTTGGTGCCGTTGGTGACCGCAGCCATCACGCTCCAGTCCGGCATCATGCCGATGACTTCGAGGCTGCGAACGAACGGGGATTCGCTGACTACAGCTCCAGTTGGTGGCACGTTGGCGCTGTAGACCACGGCTAGGCTCCTACTTTGTACCTATTTTGGCACTTAATCATCGTCATCTTCTTCGTCGTCGGGGTCAGTAATAGGCACCAGCACTTCGATGCCTTGGGCCAACATGGCTACAAAACCACCCAAAATTTCTGGGTTTTGGGGTGATTTGAATACAAATGTGGCGTGCGTGAGGCCGTCCTCAGCATCAATTTCGATGTGGACGCAACCTCCATTTACGGTTTGGATTGCCATTAACCGTGATACGCGACAGCAATAATCGGTACAACACTAGGTGTGCCAGAGCTGATGGAGGCAATGCGCATACGCACTTTATTTGCTGGTTTGCCGGTATAAAAATAGGCGTATTGACCGTTTGAGTTAATAGTTTTGCTGGTATCTAACTCAAACCATGTGCCGCCACCGTTGAAATTACACTCGAAGGCGAGGCTGAAGTTGGCGCCGCCTGTGACGATCGCGGCAAAAGTGAACTCGCTGCTGTCGGCGTGGACCTCCAGTGCATCGTCAATGATGGTCAGAGGGGTCGATTCGTGGTGCTCGACAAGGTTTGTACCTCGGAAAATAGTAAGGGCCATCATTTCCTCCGTTTTTTGGCGGTTTTTGCGGCTGCTTTGAAGGCAGCAGCGGTGGGGGCACCCTTTGTGCCAGGCTTACGCATCTTTTCGCCGCTTCCGGCAGCAATGCGCTTGCGTTTTGCAGCGATATTGGAATAAAGACCGCGTTTTGGCATTATTTTTTCCTCTTTTTGCGGGTCATGCCGGCCTCGGACATGGCAATAGCGATTGCTTGTTTGCGGCTGGTTACTTTTTTGCCCGAGCTGGACTTAAGTGCGCCAGATTTATACTCTGACATCACTTTTTCGACCTTTTTTTGGCCTTTGGTCGGCTTTTTTGCTGCCATTGTGTGCCAGCGGAGGGTGCTACCACACACGATAGGACGTTTTACCGAGGCTCTCTGGTTTGGCGAGGTTGAAAGTTTGTAGGCAGAGGTAGCCCAGTGCGTCAAAAGCGTGGTCTACACCTAGGTTTTTGTTTGGTAGACCTGTTCCGGGGGAATAAGTGAGTGTGCGAAGAGATTTGATAAGTTCTTTGCATTTTGGGTGGATAAATAAGCGGCGGGTTCCAGAGGCGTCGAGTAATGCGGTGTTGACGCACGTGATCTTGTCGCGGATTTTCCAGGGGTTGCGCGGGCTGGATACCGTAAAGCCCGATTTGCGGAGAATGTTGTGGTCGGTGGCGCCAACGCCGCTGGTTTTGCGGGCGCCGCCTGTGGGGTCTGGGCAGGCAATAATTCGGCGCTCCACCCCGTAGCGGGATTGGATTTCTTCGCATAAATCCCAGGTGGTGGCGCCGCCGGTCATAATGATCTCGTCGA